CCCGCCATGAGCGTCTCTGATTCATGTTTGTCATATTGCTTTACACAATCTGCCAGGTTGTATACCAGGTCGACTCTCCGCTTTTCCTGTACTTTTATGTCGGATGATGCTGTATTCACCTGTTCCTCTAAGGCTATAGCCTTATTCTGTGAACTCTGAATTCCGAACACTATCATCAGTACAACTGCTACTATTCCAACGCCAATTATCACCGGCAGTTTCCAATTCGTATTTTTCATCTCTATTTCCTTTCTTTTTGTGATACACTCTCCTTGTAGGCTCCCGTTAAGCCTAATATTTATGGAAGGAGGTCATATCATGGATCGTGATAAAATCAATTCTGTTGTAGATTCTGCTTTTGATAAGTCTTTCTCTGATTGGTCCAACAAAATAGAGAAAGAGCTATATCCAAGCGCTTTCAAGGATGAGTACAGTTGGTTAAGAGTGAAAAATTCTCTTCAGATCAATAACTCTTATCTGAAGTCTGCACTCAAGCAGGCGCTTTCTGAGCTATTAGCAGATTAGTTGTCACTTTTTTCAAGTGATCTGGCGACCGTTCGAGCCTGTACAAGGCTTGACAGGGCAGTTATCATTTCTGGGCTGTCCTGGCCGCCTTTTATCTCGTCCTCTATGTATTCAATTGTTTCGTCAAGTTTGTTCATGTTAAACATCTGCATTCTCCTTTCGCTTATGCACTCGCATTATGCGAGTATGTGATTAAAAAAAATATTCTGTACTGTCGTATTGTAGTAATTTGCTATCCTGATTTTTATTTCATCAGTTGGTATTCTTCTACCTATTTCATACATCGCATATGTAGACTGACTTATTCCCAGCGCCTTAGCTACCTCTGCCTGCGTTTTAGTGCCTCTAAGACTTATCAATCTTTTAGCAATCGCCTTTTTATCCACTTGCCTTCCTCCTCTCTTTCGTTTTATGTTATCGCCTCATGCGATATTCTGTAAATGATATTATCGCATTGTGCGAGTATTGTCAATCACTTTTTGCGATATTTTCTCTTGACTTTATCGCATTATGTGATATTCTACTATTATAGGAGGTGCTTATATGGCTGAATTAAAGGATATTTTAAAAAAATTACGTGCTGAAAAAAATATGAGTCAAGCAAGCCTGGCGAGTGAATTAAAAGCAGGAGTAAGCACTGTGGCATCATGGGAAGTAGGTAAAAGATTTCCTAGTCGTGAGAATATGGAGCAATTAGCTGATATCTTTAATGTAGATTTAGCATATTTATATGGCGAATCTGAAATACGCCAGCGTATACATATAGATAATGATGGAAACGCCATGATTTCTATGGATAATCTAGCAACTCAGATACCAGTCCTCGGACGTGTTGCTGCTGGAATTCCAATTCAGGCAATTACAGATATTGTCGATTATGAAGAAATACCATCTAGTCTAGCTAAAACTGGCGATTTTTTTGCATTAAAAATAAAGGGCGATAGTATGGAACCTAAAATCAGTGATGGTGATGTTGTAATTGTAAAACAACAAGATGATGCCGAGACCGGAGACACTGTTATCGCATTAATTAACGGTGATGATGCCGTATGCAAAAGGTTGCGGAAATATAAAGAGGGGTTGGAGTTGATATCCACTAATCCTAGCTACTCTCCTCTTTACTTCGATGAAGAAACTATAAAAAATAAACCTGTTCGAATCATTGGCAAGGTTGTAGAACTGAGAGCTAAGTTTTAATGGAGTGCTTTATGCAGAAATTTATTTTTGAACATCTAATAGAAGATGGAGAAGAAAAGATATTTGATTCAGAAAAAGATGCTATTAAATATGCACTAACAATGCATAGTAACTATACCGGCGATATGGTAGTTGTTGAGGTTGATATCACCGAAAAACAGCTGGTTGATTATAAATCTGGTGTTCCAATTCCATGCACTGCTTATCGCAAGGAAGTATGGACAAATTAAACTTGAAGGGGCTAAAAAAATGCGCATTATGCGCATTTTGCTATTGACTTTTATACGCATAGTGCGTATAATATAATCATAAGGAGGTAAGAAATGACAGTCAGAGAACTTGAAAAACTTCTTCTCCAAGATGGTTGGATTGCAGTCAAGCAGGTTGGCTCACACAGGCAGTACAAACACCCTAACAAACCTGGTAAGGTTACAGTTCCAATACATAAAGGTGATGTAAGCAAAGGAACAGCAAATTCAATATTGAAACAGGCGGGGCTTAAATAAGCCCTGCTGGTTACACATAGAAAGGGGTTTTATTATGAAGTTAGTATATAAAGCAATATTTACACCATTTGAAGATGGTGAGGGTTATACCGTTGAGGTGCCAGATCTTCCGGGATGTGTTACCGAGGGCAATAGTCTTGCTGAGGCTATTGAAATGGGACAGGATGCCGCATCTGGCTGGATCCTCGGAGAACTTGAAGATGGTCATAGTTTCCCACGTCCAAGTGATCCATCATCTATTACCATTCCTGAAGGATCATTTGCCAATTTTCTTGTATTAGATATTGATGCCTATTCAGAACGATATGGAAGTAAGTCCATTCGCAAGAATATAACTATTCCGGCATGGCTCAATACCTATGGCGAAAAAAATAATGTAAACTTTTCTAAAGTGCTTACAGACGCCCTGTTAAAACAGGCATCTAACTAGATTGCGCCGGCGCAATTAAGGAGTTGATTTTATGATTACTATCACATACAACGACAAACTGTATACAAGACGTAAAGTGAAAACAATTAAGACCATATGTGAGTGTGCTGGCAGCATACTTTTTATGGCAGCATTGATATCTCTTATTGCCTTTGATATGCCAGGATTCTTCCTGATCTACTTTGTTGTGGCTCTTGTACCTTGCGTCGGAGCTCTAAGGTGTCTGAGAATCCTTAAGCATGGACAGTACGATATGAGTCGGTGACAAATTGTCACCAGTTCAAAATTAAATAAAAAAAATCCCCCAGGTGCTACCAACACCCGGAGGACAAGTTACCCACAAACTAGGCTTATGAATAACCATAAATCGCAATATGATTATATCATAAGCCTTCGGATTTTAACAGGGCTTATTTTTTATGCCCTTTTTTAGGAAGGATGATGAAGTATGAGGAATGCGAACGGTTTCGGATCCGTATATAAGCTATCTGGCAAGCGACGCAAGCCATGGGCGGCACGCAAGACTGTAGGCTGGACATTTGATGAAGATCGTGGAAAATCATATCCTATCTACAGCTTTATTGGCTACTACGAAACAAGGGCGCAGGCTCTGACCGCTCTGGTCGAATATAATAAGGATCCTTATGATTTACACCACGATACTATCACCTTTGCCGAGGTATATGATAAATGGTCTGATATACACTTCGAGAACGTAAGCAAATCAAACATCAACGGATATAAGGCGGCTTATGCATTGTGTGATGATATCAAGGATATGCCAATACGTCAGATTAAACTGGATCATCTGCAGAAGATTGTTGATACGAGTGGTAAAAATACGCCAACACTAAAGAAGCTTAAAGGATTATTCGGCCTCGTGTATGACTATGCTGTGATCCATGAGATCGTCCAGCAGGATAAGAGGGATATGGTTAGATATGTCGATATATCCAAGGCAGGGAACCCGAACTCTATCAAGCGTTCGCCATTCACCAGAGCCGAAATAAGCACTCTCTGGAGCTTGTACAAGTCCAATTATTACCTATCTGTTGTATTGATACTCATTTACACTGGAGTGCGTATAAGCGAGCTTCTGGAGCTCAAGAAGGAAGATATACACATGGATGAACGATGGTTTTACGTTGGTAAGTCCAAGACCAATGCCGGAATCAGAGAAGTCCCCATTGCCGACAAGATATACCCTTTGTTTGAATACTGGATGGCAAAGGACTGCGACAACCTTATCTGTACACCAGATGAGGAACCCTTCACCTATCAGAACTATTATGACTCCTACTGGATTCCTCTCATGATTCAACTTGGTTTTGGCAAATTTATTGTTGTCGAGGGCAAGAAAGAACCTGTATACGAAGGACATAGACCGCATGATGCAAGGCACACATGTGTATCTCTCCTGACCGCTTCCGGAGTCGATGAACGAATCGTAAGGTCGATAGTCGGACATAAGGGCCAGGGAGTCACAGAAACTGTATATACACACATTGAACTGCCACTTAAGCTGGAGGCGATAAATAAGATATGAGTAGATCAATATATAAAAACAATTACGCAAAGGCGAACTATGACAGGATAACCCTTCAGGTCCCTAAAGGCACCAAGGAGGAGTGGAAAGCCCTGGCCGCTGATAATGGTTTGAGCTTGAATGAATATATCTGTCGCTTGGTAGCCGGTAATCAGGTGGAGATTTTTGACAGAATGCAGATTGCTGATAAGTACAGAAGAATGATCCGAACGCTTACTGGCAGCACTAAAGATGGCTACACAGTCACGCTCAAAGATGGCTTTGTGTATGAAGATAATAGCACACAGTTTTGGTCAAAATCTAAGCCAGAACTACGAAAGAATATAAAGAAGTGTCATGCACATGACACCTTGTAGAGTGTTACTAGTGTGTTTCTAGTGTGTTACTAGTAGCGAAAAAATAGGGTATTCTTGGGTGGTTTTTGCGCCGGCGCAAAATAAAGAAAACCCGCAGAAACACTTGATTTCTGCGGGTTCTTGAAAATCTGAATTTGATCGTTCCTTATCTCTTTGAGAACTGTGGAGCA